CTGTTCCTTCTGCTGGTTTAGGAATTGCTAATTTCTAAATAGCGTAGTTGCTATAGTGCTATGCCTGAAGAGGTAAAGGAAGAAGAGACGGTAGATGTACCAGAAGCTTCTGAAGAAGTTACAGAAGAAAAGGAAGAAAAACCCAAAGGTATGTTAGGAAAACTAACAGATGCTATTGTTCCTGACCATGACGAACAGATGGCAATCATTAGTACATTTGTACGGCTTGGTATTTTGGTCTGGTCAGGCGGAATTTTGACTTTGAATTACGTGGCCATTCCAAACTTCCCACAGAAGAATATCGATCCAACTTTTATAGCTTCGGTTTTTACAGGAGTTTTAGCTACGTTTGGGGTTCAGACTGCTAAGAATAAAGGTAATGGTAATGGTAACTCATCTACTCCTCCAGTTACTGCAAAAGATATGGAGAAGTTAATTGAGAAGGCATCTCAGACTGGTCCTACTCAAACAATTAGAATTGAACAAGCACCTCTTAATCTAACTGCTTCTGCACCTGCACCTAAGAAAGAAGAACCACCCTTTACTATGTAAAGATAAAGAAACCCTTAAATGAATAACTAATTATTCAAATGAACACTCCATATCCCAAACCAAGGTGGGATCTTGAGAATGATGTAGTACGACTTGAGCAAATGATTATTGTTTACGAACAAGAAATCGAACAACTTAAGATTGAAAAGGATGAATTAAAAAAGGAGATCCTTTTTCTTAAAAGACGTTTAAAAATAGAGGAAGACAAAGATGAAGAAGTATTTTGATAAGGTAGTAGCTTGGGATAAGGCACTCATTAAAAAGTGTCAAGATAAGTTTGGATTGACTGACTATCAAGTAACTTGTATTTCCTTTGCTAAAGGGTTTGTTATTGGTGCGTTGATACTCTAACTGAGTCAGTAAGTCCACACTGAACTAGGCAAAAATTACTAGACTGTGCTATAAATATTGTAGTATGGGATTGAATGATCATGCCCCTGACTCAACAGAAGCATTATACAGTAGGTTATCACGACCTACAACACAAACATCATGAGATATGTGAGTATGCAGTAGATGCATATGAAGCAATACAGAAATCCAAAGAGGATGTTCCTGCATTAAAGGAGCATCCTCATTTTGTCGATTACTGCGTAACTGAAGAGGTTGATAATATCTCTAGACTTATGGCAGCAGGTATACCAATGGGACATTAATTATGAAACATGAAATAATGTGGTGGATGAGTAGACTCACCATCATGGGAACATCTTTAGGGTTATCAGCATGGTTGGCTGCACAAGCATATGCGTAAATAGTATGGTATAATAACTTTACTTAGTATTTAATTATGATTTTCTTATCAAAACCATCAGTGTATGGTTTACCTGGAACATGGGAGAAGCAACCTATGATTCAACATTTAAATCTAACACCTGATCAGGGATTTATTTTATTCTTTGGTTTAGTTCTTTTTGGTTTAGTTGGATGGGGATTATATCTCACAGTAGGAGGAGGTAAGAAAGAATTAAGAGATCCTATCGATGAACATGCCAAGATGCATGAGTTGGGCATAGCACATGGGCATGGTGGTAGTAAGGAGGCATATGATATGTCAGGTAAGCTTGAAAAGCATAGTCATCCTCCAGATCTATTGGGATGAGTGAGGTAGTATGGTCAATAAATATCATGATTGGTATCCTACTCATAGCAGTAGGGTATGTAATCTATTGGGTATTCAAGTACGATGATTGGAATCCTAACCCCATTACTGATAACCATGTCTCCCAATCAGATGATTCAGGAGATAAGGAACTGGGAAGCAGAGCAGAGTAGAACTCCTATTGAGGAGATGCTAAATAATACACTTACGGAGTATGAAGATGGGGAAGATGGTTCCACCGAGCAGGAAGAGCTGTTACAACTTCCGAGTAGTGTCAATAGACAGAGTACTGGACGGAGATACGATAGATGTCACCATAGATCTTGGATTCGATTTATTCAAGAAAGAACGGGTAAGAATTGCAGGAGTGGACACACCAGAGAAGAGGACAAGGGATCTTGAAGAGAAAGCATTAGGACTTGATGCTACTGATTGGATGAAGAAACATTTGGAGGATACAATTGCAGGAGATGAAGAACTCACTATTAGAACTGAACTTGTGGGTGGCATGGGGAAGTATGGTAGGCTTCTTGGTTGGCTCTATGTTGGCGAGGATACTGTTTCCTTAAATGAACAAATGATTACTGAAGGTTATGCTTGGGAATATGATGGCGGAACTAAACAGAAGAATTTTGAGGAGTTACGTGAGATTAGGCGTTCGTTTGGGACACTGGAATAGTCTTGACCAAACATACATTGATATACATGGCAAAACAGGTAGGCGTGTATATGCTGACTGGTCCATACCAACTGAGGAATTTTAATGAAAGAAGAATTATTAGAACTCTTGAAGAAGTATGCTTATAAGAAAGGTGAATTTAAACTTTCTTCTGGTAAGAGTAGTGAACATTATGTTAACTGTAAGCCTGTTGTATTGACCCCTAGAGGTCTTACTCTTGCAAGTGTGATGTTATTATCATGTGTAGAGGAAGATGCTGTTGCAGTGGGAGGGTTGACTCTAGGTGCTGATCCATTAGTTTCTGGTGTTACAGTTGTATGTGGTTTAGATAATATTAATTTAAGTGGATTGATTGTTCGTAAGAAAGCTAAAGGACATGGCACACAGTCTTGGATAGAAGGTCCAGAACTACCTAAAGGATCTTTAGTTACAGTACTAGAAGATGTAATCACTACAGGTGGATCATCCATCGAAGCAGTTAAAAGAATAAGGGATGTAGGATATAAAGTTAATCGTGTGGTATCAATTATAGATCGTCAAGAGAATGGTGAAGCAGATGCTGCTATGAAATGGGCAGATTTGGAACTTGTTAGTCTATATAAGTTAGAGGAATTGATTTAATGGATATACAAAAGGCAGCATCAATCACAACAGCAACAGCAGTTCTAGGAACTGGTGCTTTTGTTGGTGGTAATCATCAGATTGATAAGATTCAAGGTGGTCCTCAAAAAAGAGAGGATGCACGTATAGAACAGATACGTCAGGTAGTAAGAGAAGAAATATATATACAGTTAGTTAATAACTGGCCTAAGAGTTCTGGACCTGTTAAGGGTCTTAAAGTTCCCAAACAAGATTATAGACAGGAGGTTCCTAAATGATTTTTTTAATGTTATCTGATGCTGCTGAAGCATATAATGCCATCTCATGGGCAGATGCTATACCATTTCTTGCTGTTATTATAGGTCTTTATTGGGTTAAAGTTAAGATAGATACACGATCTGGTCTTGGTAAAAAGAAATTAAGACAATTAAAGACAGTTATTAAAGAGGCAATTATAGAATCCAAAAATGACTGACATTACTAACAAAGACTCAGAGCAAGATGTAAAGATTGCTGTCCTTGATAGTACTCTTGAGAATGCTACTCGTCGTATGGAATTGATTCATAAGAGAATTGATAGAACAGACGAGAGAATAACAAAGTTAAATGAAGATGTAAGAGAAAGAATCCGAGCACTTGAGAAATGGGTCTGGGGTGCAGGTGCTGTCCTTACTGCCTTTATTGTGATAGGTGGTATTGTAGGTGACTTGGATATTATTCCTGATAGGGAGGTGATAGAAAATGCATCCTAAAGGTTACACTAAAGAAGATATCAAAAGGATCTTAGGATCATCATGGCCTACTATTGATCCAAATCATGAGACTGGTAATCAGATGAGAAGAAGGAAGGGTAATGAGATGAGAGAAGGGAAGAGACCTTATCCTAAGTACCCATCAAGGGAGTCAAGGATAGCAGACACCTCAGGTAAGTTTGATGAGAATGGACAATATATCTACCCACCAGATTCTGGATTTAGTTATGTTCAGTGGTGTAAAGATCATCCTGACTCAGCAGAGGCAGGAACATATGGTAATAAAGTATCATGATTCCTAATATCCCTCTTGTTGGTGGTGAGGGTATACCTTTTATTCAGGTTAATGGTACTGGTATAAAATTAATACAAACTATTAGACCAACAAATGCAACTATAAGTCCCATTGGGGTAAGTTATATTTCCGATGCTAGAGTGTGGATGAAAGAACCTCCACAAGCAATCCCTCCAACTGTTCCTGTTACCACAGTTGTAGGTACTCCTGTAGTTAATATGCCTGGTTGCGTGAAGGTGCATAAGGAGAACGCAAAGAATCCAAAGAATAGAAATAAGATGCTGGTCGATGATGACCCTAAAGGTAATACAGTATTATGCGATGCTGGTGCTCCTTATTATGAACCAGCAGAATATGATTATAGAGGATTAACTTGGCAAGATTTAAGTCCAGTATCAGATGAAGTTCCTGAAGGTGTTGATACTGGAGAACCACCTGCACCTGAGATACCAGATGCTCCTAGACCACCTGAAACACCTGGACAAACAGCAGATGATGTAGAATGCCCTCCTCCTAATGCAAGGAGGATTGGAGACCTGAATCAGGCAGGTACAGAGAAGGTTGTTGGATATGAATTAACTCCTGATGGAAAGATATGTGAAACACAATGGGAAGCACTTGGTCTTGCTGAAAAATATCTACCAAGTGTTCCTGTTGTATCTACTACTGCTACTATTGCTCTTGTTGCGACTTCATCTGCCCTACTTGCCAAACCCCTAGCAGATCTGCTCCTGAAGGTGGTGAAACCTGTGATAAAGAAGGTCGTGACCAAGGTAAA